AATTGGTGCATCAGAAGAACACATCCGTGATTACCTTCCACAAGGAATTCGTCAGGACTTTGTAGTTTCATTCAACCTTCGTTCTGTATTGCACTTTCTTGATCTTCGGTCAAAACTTGATGCACAAATTGAGATTCAGGCACTCTGTGAACAGATGTGTCCTATCATTAAAGAATGGGCACCAGAAGTTTGGGATTATTATGAAACCAAGCGTCTTCATAGAGCAAAACTCAGTCCATAAATAAATTATCCTGACATAAGCACATCATTTAGGAGGTGAGGAATTTGGCAACATACCCAATTATCAACAAAGAAACTGGAGAACAAAAGGAAGTAGTTCTAAGTGTTCATGAATGGCCAAAATGGTGTAGTAATAATCCTGAATGGACACGAGACTGGTCAGATCCTTCTACTGCGCCTATGGCAACTGATGTTGGAGAATGGAGAGATAAACTAGTCAGTAAGCATCCAGGATGGAATGAAGTTCTCGATAGAGCAAATAAAATGCCAGGTTCCAGAGTCAAAAAAATCTAATCTATTTAAATCATATGGCAAGAAAAAAGTCAACAGGTATTAGCACAAGCACAGTTCCATTTGGTATGAGTAATCGTGTGATGAAAAGAAAGAAACCAATTAATTTGGATTTTGTCAAAAGGATTGATCCATTAACTGATAATCAAGAACTTTTGTTTAGTAAGTATAAACTGGATCAGAATATTGTTGCTTATGGTGCTGCTGGTACAGGTAAGACTTTTATCACACTCTATAATGCACTTTTGGATGTTCTCGATGTAAAGACACCTTATGAAAAGATTTATATTGTAAGGTCTCTTGTTGCTACTAGAGAAATTGGTTTCCTTCCTGGAGATCATGAAGATAAGTCTTCTCTTTATCAAATTCCTTATAAGAATATGGTAAAGTATATGTTTGAGATGTCAGATGAAGCGTCAGCAGAAATGCTTTATGCTAATCTAAAAACACAAGGAACAATTTCGTTCTGGAGCACATCTTTTATCCGTGGCACTACACTTGATAAAGCAATCATTATTGTAGATGAATTTCAGAATTTGAATTTTCATGAACTTGATTCTATTATTACTCGTGTCGGTGAAGATTCTAAGATTATGTTCTGTGGAGATGCAACTCAGACAGATCTTATCAAAGAAAGAGAAAAGAATGGCATTATTGATTTTATGAGAATTCTACAATCAATGCCTTCAGTTGACATTATCGAATTTGGTGTCGAAGACATCGTTCGTTCTGGTCTCTGTAAAGAATACTTGGTCGCAAAAGAAGAACTTAAAGTGCAATTAGAAATATGATTTTTGAGCATGTTGATTTGAATCTCCCTACACTTGATAGGGAGAATATTGATGGACTTCGTTTTTATACAGTAAAAAATGGAGAAAAAGTCCAAAAACTTGTATCCATTACTTCTGTTATTAGTCATTATAAAAAAGACTTTTTTATAAACTGGAGAAAAAGAGTTGGTGTAGAAAAAGCAAATAGGATTACAAAGAGAGCAACCAGTCGCGGCACTGATACGCATCTTTGTATTGAACATTATCTTAAAAATAAAGAGCAACCTCCAACAAAACCACTTCCGGAAATGCTCTTTAAAATTTCCAAACCTGCTCTGAGTCGTATAAATAAGATTCATACTCTAGAAGGAGCATTATACAGTATTGCTCTTGGTATTGCTGGTACTGTAGATTGTATTGCTGAGTTTGATGGAGAACTTGCAATTATTGACTTTAAGACATCAGCAGAACCAAAACCAAGAGATTGGATTGATGGTTACTTTGTCCAGTGCTGTGCTTATGCATGTATGCTCCATGAATTGACTGGACTTTCGGTTAAAAAATTTGTGATTATTATGACCTGTGAAAATGGGGAAGTAGAAATATATGAAGAAAGAGATAAGAAAAAATATCTTCGTATGTTAATTGAATATATTGAAAAGTTTGTAAATGATAAAACTTCTTGACCTAAGTACCTAATTATGGTAACATGTAACTACATGATAGAGAGACATTTTGCCAATCGATTTAATAAAATTAATGGAAATAGATTACAAAAAAGAATTATCAAAAGAGATTGAGTCAAAGTTTCTTTGTCCTTCAAAATTTGCACAAGAAATTGAAGTTTTTGCACAAGAAGAAAAAATAAGTTACATTGACGCTATAATTTTATTCTGTGAAAAAAATAAAATTGATTTAGAATCAGTTCCTAAATTAATTTCTAAACCACTTAAGGAAAAGATTAAATGCGAAGCAATTGATTTAAATTTTCTAAAACGAACTTCTAGAGCTAAATTGAAATTTTGAAATTGGATCCTCATAACTGCTATAAAACATACTTAGCACTAAAAAATCATTTTACGAAAGATACCTATGACTATCATAAGTATCATGGTAAGACTAGATCATCAATTCAATCATTTTATAAAAGGAAAGATCGTTTCTTTTTTGAAAAAATGAGTCGTCAGAAAAGCGACCAAGAAATTTTAGAGTTTTTTATATCTAACTTTGCATCTTGTGATGACCCACAATCTCTTTGGATAGGAGAAATTATTAAAACTGGTGAATCTTCTTATATTGAATGGAAGAAGAAAACTCAGTCACTTCTTTATGTTTTTAAGTCTGATGTTTATGAATTGTTTTCTGATAATGACATTCAAAAGTTATTTAAAGTTAATGGTTCTTATCATCCATTAATTCTTAAAAAATTCCTAAGAAAAGAAATTACTTTAGAAACTTTAATTATTTTAGATAAACTTTTGGATCTTCGGAAAACTTACGATAATAAATTAAAAGATCCTATTTGGGATTTTATTTCTATGAGAATTCGTAAGTATTCTCCATTTATACATATTGATATATTTAAATATAAAAAAATATTAAAGGAGTGTGTAAATTGAATTTTTTCGATTCTGAAATGGTAAGATCAGAACTTACAAAAATTTCTGAATTACAAGAAGACATTTACAGAAATGTTTTTAAGTTTTATGAAATGGATAAAGAAGGTAAGATTAACCATGTAAATCTTTTACAGCAACTTCTTGAAAAACAGAGAGTCCTTTATACTCGTATGAGTCTTTCTGATGATCCTGAAGCAAAAGAAATGAAGGATAGAATTATAGACTCTGCTAAGATGATGGGTCTTGAGGAAGGAATGGATATTTCACACATGTTTGGAAAAATGGAAAAACTTTTAGAATCTTTGAAAGAAGAGATTGACAAGCAGTCTTAATTGACCTATAATAACTTCAGCGGCTAGGGAACCCGCACCAAAGCTAACCCATACAGGCCAAATATAAAAAAGGTAAAAAAACAAATGTCTTTCGCAGATCTTAAGAAAAAATCTAGACTTGGTTCTCTCACTGAAAAACTTGTAAAGGAAGTGGAGAAGGGTACAGGATCAAAAACTGTTGATGAACGTTTCTGGAAACCAGAAATGGGTAAAGGTGGAACTGGAAGTGCAGTCATTCGTTTTCTTCCTGCTATTGAGGGGGAGGATGTTCCTTGGGTTAAACTTTTCAATCACGCTTTTCAGGATGTTGGAGGTTGGTATATTGAAAATTCTCGTACATCCATTGGGCAGAAAGATCCAGTAAGTGACTTAAATCGTAATCTTGTCAATGAGCATGGTGGTGATTTTAAGAGATGTCCTCAAAAAATCCAAGATATTGTTCGTGATCGTAAGCGTAAGTTGTCTTACTACTCTAACATCTATGTGGTAAAGGATCCCTTACATCCTGAAAACGAGGGTAAGGTATTTCTTTTTAAGTATGGTAAGAAAATCTTTGATAAAATTCTTACTGCAATGCAACCTGAGTTTGAGGATGAGGAAGCAATCAATCCTTTTGACTTCTGGGAAGGTGCAAACTTCAAACTGAAGATTGTGAAAAAGGATGGTTATTGGAATTATGATAATTCTGAGTTTGCTAGTCCTTCTCCTATCCTAGATGATGATGAGGTTATTGAATCATTGTGGAATAAACAGCATTCCCTTACTGCAATCGTTGATGTAGATCAATTCAAGTCTTATGAAGATCTTGAAAAGCGTATGAACATGGTTCTTGGTCTTGGAAAAGTTGCTCCTAAGACTTCATCTCATGATCAAGAGGAAGAGTATGAGTCTTATGTTCCAAAGCGTACTAAAGAAGATAGTGTTGTAGAAGAACTGGAGGCATCTTATCAGAAGAGTAAAAATACTTCTGAACTTCCTGATACTATGAAAAAGGAACTTGATAATCTAAGTTCTGATAACGATGATGATGACATCATGGCAAAGTTCCAAGGACTTGTAGATAATGATTAATCAACTGTAAAGTTTAATATTATCTCCCTGCTTTAAGGTGTCGCTCAGAAATTGAGTGGCACCTTTTTTGTATTTCATAATTCTATCAAGATCATCAAAAATTACAGGGACATATTCTTTCTTTAGGAGGTAAATTTGTCTTTTTTGATTTTCTTTTCTTTCTTCTACTTCTTTGAATGTGATTGGATTTGTAATGTCTGAAACGAGAACATCATTTCCAGTACCTTCATCATAAAATTCTACAAAATAAGGAACTTTATTTTCAAAGTCTGGGTTTTCAATAAATCCACCATCTTCATCAACAATTAATTTGCGATAATCGATGACCAGATTTGATGAAAGGAGACTACCTTCAGGTACAATGACTTTTCCAACAGAATTTCTTACTTCTTCAGTTTCATAATGAGAAATAGAGTTTAATTCTTCATAAGAACCGTATTTTTCAAGCATAATGTTATCAAAACTTTCATTTGACATTGGCCACTCATCATAAAAATTAAGAATATTATTAGATAACAGAATTAACCAATCTAATTTAGAATCATTATATATTTTATCTGCAACACTATCTGGTCTTTCATCACCTATAATTGAATACAAACTAAAGAAATTTAAGTTTTCAAAAATTTCATCACGAAGTTTAACTCTTTTGAATAAATTTTTTACTTCTGTAAAATTGCCAATGTTTTTGCTGTTGTAATTTCTATCAACATACTTAAAATTGGGAACTTGTCTGAAATATTGTCTTGCCATTTTAATATCCTATTGGGTGGTCTGCTACAAAGTCATCTTCATAATCACTTTGATACAATGGAGTAATTTCACTAAATGCAAATTGTAAATCGTATTGCACCATTGTGCATTCTTTATCATCATAAGTCATGTATGTTCCCAAAGGAGTGTAATTTACATTAAAGGATTGTAGAGCACATGCTTTACGCTTTATTTCACCTGGAGCAATTAGATTTAGTGATTCGTGAGTTTCTCCAGTTCCCTTTTGATATTCAATCCAAAATACATCTGGTGCTTTTAGAAATAAGTCACCACCTTTTCCTTTTACTGCCATGTGATACTTGAAGTATTTGATAATTTTTTTAATACTTTCTGCTTCAGTATCAGATCTTGCAGACATTTTGAAGGAAAAGGAAAATTGCCTGAGTTTTGGTTCTTTGAAGATGAGTTCTAAACTTGGGTTAAATACTTGTTGCGTTGCTCTTGCGAACAAGTCCAGGTTATTAGCAGCAAGTGCTGCTGTAAGATTGGTAACATTACCTTTTAACTCACCTAATTGCTTTCCAACCATTTTTGTTACATCACCTTTTTTATCATCACCATCACCTATTAACTCACCTGCAACATTAAATAAACCAGCCTGCTCAGGTTTTAATTTACTATCACCCCATCCAACTATATTTGAATCTGAAATTGGTCCTTGAATGGAAACATAAACATCTCCACCAACTGATTTATATTCAAGTGGATTTTGAATTGTTCTTTCTGCCAAAGATACTGCTGTAAATTTAATCCTATCTTGTTGAGTATCTTTTATGTCAATTGGATAATAAATTGCAGTCCCCTTTCCAACTGGAGTTTTTGTCGAAACATTCTCGGTTTCAAATTCAAATGATATTTGACTACTTTCATTATTGTTTGGATCTTGGTTTTCAGTGTTTAACCCTGATTTAAACTCCTTTGTTTTTTTTAAATTCGCTTTTTCTTCAGGTGTTGATGCTT